GCATCGGTATTTCAAATGATGTTTGGTAAAGATTCAAGTTTAAGAAAGGAGTATATGTTCGCATGAATTTAGAAATGTTTACAGAAGAGCTGAAGGGTAATAACTATCCAATTTCAAAGGTTGCTGCTAACGAATGGAAATCATTCGCAATGTACACCGTTGAGAGTCGTGCTATTCCTAATATGATTGATGGTCTTAAACCTGTTCAAAGGTTCTACCTTTATTCTTCATTATTAAATAGCAAGAAGGATTTCAAAAAGGTATCTGCAGTGTCAGGTATTATTTCTGACTATGGTTATAATCATGGTGAATCCTCTGCTGCTGGTGCAGGACAGTTAATGGCTGCTGAATGGAATAACAACATCTGCTTGATTGAAGGTCGTGGATCCTTTGGTACTCGATTGGTTCAAGAAGCTGGTGCTGCTCGTTATGTCTACTCAAGAGTACATGACAATTTCAATAAGTACATTAAAGATATTGATCTGAGTCCTATTCACGAAGATCCTGAACACGAACCACCTTCATTCTATTTACCGATTCTACCTTTAGTGTTGGTTAATGGAACAAAAGGTATCGCAACCGGATTCGCAACGAATATATTACCACACAACCCAAAAGATTTAAAGAAGGCTTGTATTCAATATTTGGATAAAGGTAAAATTACCACAAAGCCTAAAGTTATGTTTCCTGAGTTCAAGGGAACGGTTGAGCAATCCAAAGAGGACCCAACCAAATATGTTTCGTATGGTATCTTTCAACGTTCTGGTAAAACAGGCGTCTCCATCACAGAGGTACCATACGGCTTTGACCGAGAAGGATATGTTAAGGTACTTGATAAGTTAGAAGAAGATGGAGATATTGTATCTTACGAAGATAAATGTAATAAAGAAGGTTTCCGATTTGAGGTAAAGCTAAAACTATCCTCAGTTAAATGGTCTGATACCAAACTCATTACCAAGTTTAAACTCAGTAAGCCATTCGCACAAAACCTAACAGTGATTGATTTTGATGGCAAACTTCGAGAATACACAGATGCTCGAGACCTTATAAAGGACTTTTGTGATTACCGTTTAGGTATATTGCAGCAGAGAATTGATGCTCGTATAAAAGAGTTTAATGAAGAGGTCCGTTGGCTTAATGTTAAAATGGAATTCATTCAAGCAAATATTGATGATCGTATAGTATATAAAAATAATACTAAAGAACAGGTCGTCAATCAAATAATGCAAGAGACGTCTGCGCTAGGAGGTGACACAAACAGATTGCTCGCATTAAGTTTCTTAAATGCAACAAATGAAGAAATTGTAAAGTTAAAGAAACAGATTGAAGAATCTAAAACAACATTAAGCTTTTGGAATAAGACAACCCCTAACGAACAATTTACAACTGACTTGGAGAATGTATAATGGATAGCGTAATTACTCAAATTGAAATGGACACATCAGGATTTCTATCCGAAGAAGGATTTGGTGTTTGCGTTTACATGGGAGAAGGAAGCTGCGATCCTATTGTAGAAACCACATATGATTTTGAATCTTTAATTGAGAATCATTTTGAGAGCTTTGTAATAAACGATAGGATTCGAGAAGTAGATGCTGCTGATGCTGAACTGCTTGTAACAAAATTAGAACAAATGGCAAAGTATGCTCGCAATATGCTCGAGGATTATACACTAGCCGAGGAAGAATAAATAATAATGAATAAACTTAAATTGATTTGGAAATACTCATTAGGTGGTTTCTCTGACGATAAGACAGAACCTTATGACGATTATGTTATGTTATTAAGAACGATTATTGTTGGTGTAAACTTTTTAACGTGTTTCTTTATTATGGCAAATACTATAAGGCATTGGTGATGAGCAGAAAAGACGATTACGAAAGACAAGATACTAACAAATATTTAAACTTACATTTAAAGACGGATGGATTACCCCTACCAGATGTTAATGCGCAATTTATTGAATTCTTCCATAGAATGGATTACAAATGGTGGCGTGATGTTGAGCCAGGTGATGTCGTTGTTGACATTGGTGCTTGTGTCGGTTTCTTTGTTTGCCACGCTCTCGATCGTGGTGCTGATCGCATTTATGCTATCGAGCCTTCAAGACCTCATCTCAAAACTCTTCTTGACAACGTGTCGGATTATTATATTGATCATGGCACGGTTCCTGTAATTCCAATTGAAGCAGGAATAGGTTCTACCGCAAATCATTTTAATAATGTATTCTCTGAACATACTGATTTTAAAAAGATGTCATTCTTAGATCTTGTTGTTGATTACGACATACCAAAGATTGATTTCCTTAAAATAGATTGTGAAGGTGGAGAGTATGGTATCTTTAACGAATTGAATATGCCTTACTTAACTCAGAATGTTAAACACATAGCAGTTGAGTTTCACTTGAGCTGTTATCCTGGTGCTGCAAAACAATGGCAAAAGGTAAGAGATCATTTATTACCTAAGTTTGGTAGAGTACGATGGATGGAAAAGGCCCATAACAAATTAGCAAACGATGATGAATGGTTAGCTAAAGGTGATTGGTCTAAATGTTGCGCATTCATGGTATATCTAAGCTCCGAATAATATTTCACCAAATCAATTCTAATAAATAATAGTATACGATAAAAGGTATACACTATTAGGATACTCGAATGGCTGAAATTATTAACAACTACTTATCTCCAACTAATTTTACTATTAGTATAGAGAAGCTCCCGAATGTAGAGTTCTTTACTCAAAAGATTACTATTCCTGATATATCATCGGTTCCTCAAACTTCTTCAACTCCACTCTCAAACATATACGAGTACGGTGATAAGTTAGAGTATGCTGAATTGTCAACCACAATGATCATCGATGAAAACATGAATAACTATAAAGAAATCTTAGATTGGATTCAAGGTTATTCTGCACCAGAACTTTCAGAGCAAAATAGGTTAAGAGAAAAGATCGGATTTGAATCTGATTTAATTTGTACTATTACAAACTCCCACAAAAATCCCCACGTAAGATTTACATTTAAGAATTGCTTTCCTACTTCATTAGGTGGTGTTTCTCTTGATGTAAATATTCAAGATATCTCATACGCAACTACAACGATTCAGTGGAGATACGATACTTTTATTATGGAACAGTTATAAGAAGAAACTTTTATTATGAATTATGATTTTATTGAGATAGGAACATCAGACTTTGATACTCTTATACAGACAGCAACTAACGACACCGTTGGTTTATCCATTGACCCAATTCAGTTTTATTTAAACCGTTTACCAGAGAAGCAACTTGTAAAGAAAGTTAACTGTGCAGTTTCTTTTGATGGCAAACGCGGTAAAGATAAAGTATATTATATACCTCTTCATATTATTTACGAAAAGCAATTACCACTTTGGATTCGTGGTTGTAATTCAGTAGGTGATTATCACTATCAACACAAACAACATAATCTTCAAGAACTTGTTCAGACAATAGATATTGATTGTATTCCTCTGAGTGAAATCTTTGAAGAATACGATGTTGATAAACTTACAGTACTTAAAATAGATACTGAAGGTGGAGATTGTAAAATACTAAAATCATTTTTACCATTCCTAAAAGAAAGAGATAAAGATAAGTGGCCTATATGGATTGAATTTGAAACAAACATACTAACACCGAAAGAAATTATTGATGAAACAATAGAGATGTATATTGACCTTGGATATAAAGTAGCAAGGCGTGGAGTTGGAGAAGAAAACTCTATATTAACTATTGACATCTAACCCAAAGTTTGATATAATTGTAATGTATTAAAAAACTTGAGATAGAAATAAATTATGGACACAAATGATATAGCAGCCCTTTGGGCAAAAGATTCACCGATTGATGAAACAAATCTTGTAGGTGAAAGCAAAAGAATTCCTGAATTGCATAGTAAGTATTATAACTTATACTATCGTGAAGTCCTTCGAGTTAAAAAGCTTAAAGCAGAATACAAAGAATTAGAAATGGAAAAGCGTAACTATTACGATGGTTCTATGGATGAGTTAACTTTAAAGGAAAAAGGTTGGAGACCATTTCAACGAAAGGTAATGAGACAGGATTTGGATAAGCATATTCAATCCGATAAGGATATTATTAAATTAAGTCTTACCGTTGATTTTCATACTGCCAACGCAAATTACCTTGAAGATATTATTAAAACAATACACAGCAGAAACTTTGTTGTAAAGAATATGATTGATATTCTAAAATTTCAATCAGGAGATTATTAATGTGGGATAGATTTTTAGAATGGGGATTCCAAAGGGAAGCGGATAAACAGAATAAAGTAATTGATATGATGAAGGACGATGTCGATCCTGAAGAAGTAACAATTGAGAATGCATACAAAACAAGGTGGATTTGGTATCATACTATTTTAGCAATAGGTATCTTTTTCACAAATATATTATTAACAGCAATATTAGTTATCTTGGCAATTAAATTATGAATCCATACGCAGCAGATATATCTGAAGAATTAAAAAGAACCATTTATAATGGCTTTTGTTCTATTCAGGAAATCAAAGGAATACCATTAAGAACTCAACAGGGTATGTTACTTGCATTAACAGGTATGTTAAAAGAACATGGGTGGGCAGTGATTGGTATTACTGAAGCAGCTGCATTACGTATTCAAGAGAACGAATATAAAAGACCAAAGAAAATCAACCGTTCACATATCTATTCAAGAAAAGAAACAGCAGAGATTCTATTTTCGAAGTATTGGACATATACTGATTTTTGGGATTTCTTTTTAGAACGTGATTGTTGTGTATTAGCAACATCAAAAGAAAATTATTCAAAGGAGCCTGAAGACTTGTGGAGACAGGTACCAAAAGGTATGTTTCAATCCGCTGGGTTTGCCTTTAAAGTTGGTAAAGAAGAAGCAAGTTGGCTTCAGGAACAATTATGAGTGAAAGAATAGAAGTCGAATATATTAATGCCGTATATATGCGCATTAAAGCTGACTCAGGTTTAAAGGTTGAACTATCAGAGTTCTTTGCGTTTAAACCAGAAGGCTATCAGTTTAGTCCTAAGTACAAAGCAAGAGTATGGGATGGAACGATTCGACTCTTTCAACCAATGCGTCCTGTATTGTATGTTGGTCTATTACCACATTTAAGAAAGTTCTGTGAACAAAGAGATTATATTTTAGAAGCTCCACCTGAGCTTGGAGAACCTGAACTAATAGAGGAAGGTTACGTTGAAGAATTGGCTGAAGAGATTAACTGTAAATTTAAACCAAGAGACTATCAGATCGAATATATCGTTAACGCTTTGCGTAACCGTAGATCTTTATCTCTATCACCGACATCATCTGGTAAGTCTTTAATTATTTACCTTATACAACAACATTACTATCAAGCCTTCGGATTAAGAACATTGATTATTGTTCCTACCATTTCTTTGGTACATCAAATGGCTGGTGACTTTGTTGATTACGGTTGTGATGAATCAGAGATATATAAAATTCAAGGTGGTGTTGATAAGAATACGAAAGCACCTATTGTTATTTCTACATGGCAATCATTAGTTAAACAAGATAAGAATTGGTTTGGTCAATTTGGTTGTGTAATGGGAGATGAAGCTCATACCTTCCAAGCAAAGTCATTAACAACTATTATGCATAAACTTGAAGATTGTACTTATCGTCATGGATTTACAGGTAC